TCAGCTGCCGCCGCTTCGCTTGTACCCATTACGGCAGTAAGGCCGCGTTCCAACTTATCAAAGTCGGCAAAGGATTTCACCGCCGCCGCACCGATACCCAGGATAGGCAGGGTTAAGTTTTGGGTCATGCTTTGCCCTATGCCCTCAAGGTTGCGGGATAGTTCGCCCAGGCGCTTTTGAAGGCGTACAAGAGACTTTTCAAATGGTGTTAGGTCGAGGCCTAACTCGGTATTCATTTTATTTGCCATGTCAGAACTTGTACTTTTTAGCCCATTGGCGGTGAATACGTTGGAAAGCCTTTTGCATGGCGTTGTTGATAGATGTCAATGCACTTGTAAGCGCCGCGTCGGTTACTTTATCTTTGAATGATTTTGCATTCTTGTAAAGCATTGCGGCGTAAAAGCCCGAAGATGTTTTAGGGCTTTCGCCTAATGTTTGTAATTTACCAGATACGCGACGTATAACGCGAGGGCCTACCGATACATTACTATCTTTTTGCTTGAAAGCGTACATGGATTGTCGAAGGTTTCCAGGCTTTATTTCAACTTTTCCAGCTTTCGCATAGTAGTAGTGAGGTTGCGCGGCTTTAGGTATCTTTTTTTTCGCTGCATTGCGCAAAACTTTACCACCAGCTAAAAGGACTTTTTGCTTTTCTTTTCGTGTGCCTACTTCGTCAAGATAGCCACGCATATTCTTTTTAAGTTCCTCTATCCCGGTGATTTTAACTTTGGCTTGCATTTCGGTCTATTTACCCCACTTTGCGCGGGCTTCGGAATCCCATTTGTCGTATAGCGCTTGCTTCGCTTCTTCGCTCAACGTTTCCTTTGGTTGGGCTTTTTCGGTCTCCCAGGGGAAGCGTATCAAGTCAGTAGGTGCTAAATTCTTCCCACGTTGCAGATGTGGCTGCAACATGGTACAAGCTAACCACCGTACGCGCTCCCATTGTGTTTTTTCTTCTTCTTCGCTTGCTGCGTGATTGGCCTCTATCGCCCAAACAATGTGCCGCAAATCGTTTTCCCAGTAGTCGGCAGGTGCGATGCCATGCCGGATAGCGGATTTATAGACACTTTCAAGGCTTAGGCCCGCTTCGCCTTCGCCTTGTTCCCGTTTCCCTGGCCACCGGGCATACTGTTCGCCACGGCTTCCATGCAGCGTTCCATTAGTCCTTCCGATTCGTCTATCAAGTCGGCGATGTCATCTACAGTAAGGTCAAAGTCTTTACGCTCCTTTCTGTGTCCGTCCTTAAATCCGTGCCATATCAGGCTAAGGAGTAGGGTAGGGCGCATTTCTTTTTCAAGTTGCGCAAAGTCGTTTAGTGTCAAGTTGTTTTCTTCACAAAAGCGGGTGAGGGCTGCCATGCCCCAAGAAAAAGGCAGCATCCCCCGCCCGGTTTGAATCTGTTTTGCCGTCATATCCTTAATGATTTTTAAGATGCCATTGATACCGCACCCGTAATTGTCCAGGTTGCAGAATACGTGCTGTTTTCTTCGACCGCTGCTGAAAATTCCAGACTGGTGATGTACGCCGTGCATACCCAATACGGTACGGCGGTCGAGGAGGAGGTTTGCCGGAATCGCACCTCAAGGGCTGTGCCTGACACATAGTGCGTGAAAAGGTCGTCAACGCCCTGATTGGTCGTGTCAAAGGCAATAAGGCCTTCCGATGTGAGTGTGCCGGAACGACGGCCAAGCGCCGAAGATGTCCAGCTTCCAACGTTATCCTTTGTCAGAGTATCCCGCGTTTCCACGGTCAAACTCATAGAGCAGTTTGTGGCTTCGCCGATGGCGACTCCAGAGGCGTATATGCGGAAATTAGTTCCGTTTACTACGTTTGCCATTGTTTAAAATTTATTCGTGAAAAAACCGCGTTTCTTTTTCGTTTCAGGGGCATAGAAGTTGTTAACCTCTATCTTTTGGGGTTCTGTTTCCTCTTTGGGCTTTGCATGTAAGTCGCGCCGGGTTTGGTCGTTAGCCTCAACTGCGATGCCTTGACGGATCAGGTCGAAGCCTAAATCTTCCGTTACGTCGGGTTCAGCGCCTGGTTTCCACTTCCAAAAAGGCTTTAGTATCTTGATTATCATCTTTGGTGTCGTGCGTTATATGTTTGCTCAATTACATACACGTGTTTGCCTATCTCCATGTTCATGCTTTGCTGTCCGGCAAACCGGATGCTTTGTAGGGTGATGCCGCTGTAAGTTCCAGGGGCTTTTGCGTCTAAGGCCGTGCGCACCGCTGATGCGATGCTTGCCATGTTATCGTAGCTTTCGGAAAACACCGCTACCGTGAACTCTACCACGTCCAGGGAACTTGCACCGTCCTTTGTGTCGGATGGGTCAGTACCTTCTATGCTGTATATCACAAAAGGGTAGGCCGCATTTTGCGGTGCAATGTCCGGGTAGATGCGCGTACTGATTAGGCTTGTTACGCCCGTTGCGCCGGATAAAATGCCGTATATCGCTGCTCCTATCATTTGCGAAAATCTGTTTCTATCTCCATGTGCATTCGTAACGCATCGGGCGTTACGCTTACAATATCATAGTAGTTGTTACGGTACAGTATGCGGTGCTTTGGTGTTACGTTTGCATCGTAACGAAGCGTAAACATTACGCCCTGTGTTGCCGTCTTTTGCCCCGCTTCTTCCATCTCTTTGTTTGCGGTTGGTTTTGCTGATACCGCTGCCCAGCGCGTTGCGTAGGTAGTCCATGTTTCGGCAGGATACCCCGTGCCGCTTTGCGTTTCTGCAACCACCTGGATAGTGATGCGCTCCCGCATGTTGCCTATACGCTCGTTCTTGTTCATAGCAGATAGGCATAGTTTACGCGGTCAAGTAGGTATTTCGATGCGGTCGGCAGTTGCTTTATGCTGTCGGTACGGTTTTCGTATCCATCTGCCACCATGAGCAGTAGCGCTGTGCGAATGTCCTTTGGTAGGGCCGTTGCAGAGCCGTAGCCTGCTTGGTACACTACCGTTATGGCGTTGCGTTGCACCCTGGCAGTAGGCCAGCTAACGTTATACGCGGGCTCGATAACGCAACGTTTTGCGTATAGGTCAACGTTATACTGATTCGCTGCCAATGTCTGCGTTGCGCCGTTATCGTCAATGTACGTTATGCTTGTTACACTTATTACCGGGTGAATGGCAAGGCGTAACAAAGACGGTTGCGCAACGTCTCCCCATGCGTCGAATGTCTCCGTTATGGTCTGCGTAACCAGTGCCTGCGAAAGGTAATTTTGCGCGGTCTCCGCTGCGGATGCCACCAACGCGGCTATAAGTGCATCATCATCCGATGTATCCACCTTTAGCCATGCTTTTGCGTCTGCGGTGCTGATTACCAATTCCGCCGCCGGGGTCGTTACCTTCCAACCTGCCATGTGTTATTTTTTGCGCCGTACGGCTTTTTCTACTTTCTTGTATTGTTGCGGCCGATCTGCTGTTTCGATTGCGCCCTGATTGCCCAACATTTCAATGTAGCCTTCTTTTTGCGCTTGTTCTGCCAGGGATGCGGGCATATACCCAACATCCCCGGCAGAGTAAGCAAGGCCGAAGCGCCCCGTGGGGCTTTTCAAGAACCTTACTTTTATCATGCGTTAATCCTTTTTGGCAACGAAATAGACCGTATAGCGGGTGCTTTGTGTGCCGCTGCCGTCAATTACGATGCGTTGGCGGAATCCGTAGACCCTATCCTGTTCGGCCCTTTTCGTACCTGCGGCGCTGTTATTGAGCGTATCCACGCTTACCCAGTCCGTACCGTTGTAGGATAGCGATTCTTCGACGGTGTTTGCAAGCTGAACCGTACCGGATAGGCTCGTAGCCTGTACATGCCAACCGCCGGACCAGTCCGACACGAGGCGGGCAGGGATTTCTACCGTGTCGTTTTCCGTGTTCGTAATCGTGTCGGAAAGCGAATACGAGTAGAAGGGTGCGGAGGTCTGATAGTCCGCGTTCGGTTCACCAGCGGAGGCCAGGAAAACCACAGCGGCACAAACCGCAAAAAATGCAAGAATCTTACTGAACATGGTATTTTGTTTTTTGGAGTGAGTGGGGGCGTTTTAAGCCCCCGCCCGGTTAAGGAATGTCGGCAAAAAGATAAGTTACACCGCGTCGGTGATGTCTGCGTCCTTGATTGCGGCCATTGATGCGGCGTGGCGCAACGCTGCATCCCACCAGGAGTTTACCACGATGGTAATCAGCGCGTTCTTTGCGCTCGTGTACGGGTCAATCACGATGTCAAGGCCCGCCCATTGGCCGAGAATCAACTCGTTGAAGTTACCGAACAGGACGGCGTGAAGGTTCGTACCCTGTCCTTTGGTCAGGTTGGAAGGTACTTGAGTGGACACAAAGGCGCGGTATCCGTTCAGCACGTCCACGCGGGCTGTGTTGGCTGCCGGGGTCGGCCCGTCCATCCAAACGAATTGCGCCGTACCGGATGCCTTTTCGGTTTTCTTCAGGTAGCCCCGAACGCCCGGAGTGGTCAGGTAGGCCAGACTTCCGAAGTCGGCATTGTCAACCGCAACCTCCGTTTCCAGGTCAACGATTTTACCCCAGGTCAGCGGGCCGCCGTCCGTGCCACAGGCAACGCTTCCGATGCCGTTGGTATTGAGGATACCCGTAATAAGCTGCGTTGCGCCGTCGCCGTTAATCAGCGCGTAATCGAGCGCTACGTTAATGGCGTTGTTGAGGCGTTCCCGGACAAAGTTTTCCACGTCAATGGAACTTTGTACCATCAGCTGTTTGGAAATGTCGGTGAACGCGCCCAGGCGGTTGGGGCTCATCTGGATGCGGTCGAAGGTCGGAGAGGTCTCCGCGTTCGCGTCGTTTTCGCCTTCCCATACCGCCGTTGCAGCTGCGTCGTTGCGCGGGAAATCGATGTTACCCGTCAGGCCGGTCAGGACAGTAGCGCCCGCATTGATTACCGCCAGACGCGGGTCAAGGAACGGGATAAGCGCCCCCAACTCAGTGGGAACGGTGTACCCACCCGCCGTGGTAGTACCTGCCGTCATGTCTCGCTTGTGCATCCCGCGTTTGGTCAGCATTGTGGGAATGTAGAGGTTGCCCGTCGGGGTAATGCCTGCCGCCCGGAACTCGCGTTCCGCTTCCTGGCTCATTTCGGCTTCGATGCCGTCCAGGTTTTTGCCGGAGGCTGCCATACGCACGGCACGAAGGAAGGAGTACTGTTCCTGTGCCTTTTGTTCCGGCGTGGCCTGGGGCTGCTTTGCACGCGATACCGTTACAGCCTGCCGTGCTTGTTCAGCTTCGGCAGCTTCAGCCAGTTGAATATCGGTGTCGAGGTTTTGAATTTCGCCTTTCAGTTTTAAGGCGTTGCTGCGCTGCTCCTCGGTCAGCATCGCATTGGCAGCCTGTGCGGAAATGGCCGTCAATTCGTCCATCTTTGCCCCGCGCTGCTGCTTCAATTCATCGCTGCGCTTCATGCTTTTTGTTTGTTAAGTTGTAGAATATCCGCAAGCAGTTGCGGGAAGTCTTTATCAGCTACGCCTTGTGGCGTTGATTGTGCTTGTAATGCCCGTGCGGTTACGCTCGTTTGTTTGTACGCCGGATATGTTACCGGGGAAACGTCATAAAGTACATCTACCTGGTCAATACGTCGCTTTGGCTTTCTGCCATTTTCGTAATATGTCCAGGTATCCTTTCGGATAGTGAAAGCAAACGAAGATTGCGAGATAATCCCGCTGCGTATCATCTTGAGTAAGTCGTTGCCAAACGTCGTATCCGGTGCTTCAAAACGGTATCGTAGCCCTTTGCCGTCAACCTCTAATTCCAGCGTACCATTTGAGGTACGGGCCAGCGGGAAATTAGGGTCGTGATTAAACAGCGCAACTACGTCCGTATCATCCGCGCCGTCAAAAGCACCCTCTGCTATTTCCTCATCGTATCCCCCCAAGTCGGTGGATGCGTTGAAAATAGCCGCATAGCCTTCGACGGTACGGCCTTCGGGCATAGCCCGGAGTTCGAGTTTATATGTGCGCCGCTCTATTTCGGTCGGCAGTTGCTTTTCTTCCATTTCGTTTACTGTTTTTTTAGCCCATTCTAACATTGCATCGCCGCCCCATGCGTCGTACATCACGCTGCCGCACACTTCGTTGCCGTCTGCGTCGGTGTAGCTTCCTGTGTCGTACACCTTTGCACGGCTAAGAAAAGAATACGTCCTTACAACCGTGTCATGGCTTATCGTCTCCCGGCTTGCCAACTGATTAGCCCGCTGCCAACCAACCGCCGTACCGCAATCGCTGCCGTTTTCGTCTCGGTGCTTCAACGCCCGCTTTGCGTTATTCGTGGCAGCTTGTGGGTAGTTATCGTATGGCATGGCTATTGGGTTTGGGTTTGCGTATCCGTTGCCTGTGTGCCTTGTGCGCCTGCGTCTGTGCTATTGGATGCAAGTGGCATACCGAACACATCGCCACCCTCGTACGGGTTCATGTTTTCAAGTGCGCGTATTTCGTTGGGGCTGATCGCTCGGATATTGTAAAGCGCGGTGTAATATTCAGCTCGGCTTCGTGTATCGCCTCGCAAAAGTCCGTCCAGGTTGAAGCGCACAAAGGTTAATCCGGTTTGATTGTACCCAAACAACTTAGAATTGAACTCGCTTTCAAACCGCTTACACCATGCCCGCAAAGTGTATTGCACAAACAAGCGGTTAAGTACTTCCAGGTTATTGAGGGGTGTTCCGTCGGATGCTGCAAGCAAGGGGAGAGGTACACCCAGGATATTAGCAACATCCTCAACGGTCATTTTGCGGCTTTGCAGGTCGGAACTGTCAAGGCGTGTGCCTATGCTTTTATATTTTACCCCGTGGGATAGCAGGGCTGTTTTGCCCTGGTTGGCAATGCCTGCATAGTTTTTGTTCCA